TGCCCAGTTCATGGCGAACAAGTCGTTCTACCAGGCCGTCCGCGGTCTCGGTGACGGCAGCGACGGCGCGGACCTGTGGGTGCGCCTGTCGGGTCCGCAGCCGAACGAACTGCTCGGCTACCCGGCGAACGAGGCGTCGGCCATGGACGGCCTCGGCACCGCCGACGGTCGGGTCCTGCTGTTCGGGGACTTCTCCGAGTTCCTGATCGTCGACCGGCTCGGGATGACCGTCGAGGTCAACCCGCACATCGTCGGCGGTTCGGGTCGGTGGACCGGTCAGCGCGCGATCGTCGCCGTGTGGCGGAACTCGTCGCTGATCCTCGTGGACAACGCGTTCCGCGTCCTGGTCGACCCGACCACCTGATCGCGTGGTGGCGTCCGTGACGGGGGTCTGGTGAGGATCCTCGTTACGGGCGCCGCGGGCTACATCGGGTCGTGGCTGGCGCCGGAGTTACGCAACGCCGGCCACGTGCTGCTCGAGCGTGACCTGGCAACAGGGCACGACATCGCAGCACCGGGCCGGTTCGCCGCAAACCTCGACGACACCCGCCCGGACGTCGTCGTGCACCTGGCGGCCAAGATCGGCCGGGTATGGGGTGAGATCGACCGGTCCGACACCATCGCCGCCAACGTCGGACTAGCCGCGACGGTCGCCACCGAGTGCGGCCGGCGGGGCATCAGGCTGGTGTTCACCTCGACCAGCGAGGTGTATGGCCCGGCGACGCGTGAGGGTCCGCGGCGGGTGGATGAGCAACCGAACCCGCTCAACCTGTACGGGCTGACTAAGCAGTGGGGTGAGCAGGTCTGCGCCCTGTACGCGCCACAGGGCCTGACGGTCCTGCGGCTGAATATGCCATACGGGCCGGGTCCGGCGCGCCTCGGCGAGGTCGGCTACAACGCGCTGCACACGTTCCTGTACCAGGCGCACCGCGGCCGGCCGATCGACGTGCACAAGGGCACACGGCGGTGCTTCACGTGGGTCGGTGACACCGTCCGGGCGATCCGCATGCTGATCGAGCAGACAACCGGCGGCGTGTTCAACGTGTGTCGCAACGACGACCACCGGGACATGGCCGAGGTGGCCAGGCTGGCGTGCCAACTGGCCGGTGAGACAACCGTCCGCGAAGTCGACCCCCCGGATCAGGTCACGCTGGTCAAGTCGCTGGACAACACCGCGCTGCTGGACCTGGGGTGGCGACCGACGGTGGCCCTCGAGGACGGCGCGGCGCGCACCCACGAATGGGTGGTCGAGCAATGCCGGTGATCGACGTGGTCATCCCCACGATCGCGGGCCGTGAGGACTGTCTGGCCCGCGCGGTCGACGCCTACGAGTCCCGTTCTGAGCATCGGGTGCGGATCCACGTCACCCATGACCATGCGACCTGCGGACTTGCCTGGAACGCCGGCGTGCGGGCGATCGACCGCAGGGGCGACTATCTGCACCTGACCGCCGACGACATCGAGCCGCTGCCCGGCTGGGACATGGCGGCCATCGCAGCGTGTCGGCGCGGGATCTACCCGGCGCCGCGGGTGGACCTCCCCGGATCCGTGACCGAGTTGTGGGGTAGTTCACGCAAGCCGCTGCGTGACGGAGAGCCGACACGGGCCAGCTATGTGCCTTTCATGCCGTGGGCCACCTGGGACGCCATCGGGCCGGTGCTATGCACGCATTACGGCTCGGACGACTGGCTGAGCTGGCGCGCCAACCGTGAAGGCCATCCGATCCAGTTCGTCTACGACTACGCGCTCGTGCACAACAAGGCCAGCGTCGGACGGGGCGCCGGGATGTCCGAGCCGCAACGCCGCCGCCACGACGCGGCAGTCCTGAAACAGGCCATGCGCCAGTTCGACGGCGGTGACACGGACGCGTGGCGACTGAGTTGAAGCTCAGCGTCGCGGTGGTGGCGCACCAGTCCCGCGCCGACCTCGTGGCCGACCTGGTCGACCGGCTCGGCGTTGACGCCGACCGGGTGATGTGGGACCGCATCGGCAACCAGTGGGACACCGCGGTCCGGGCCTGGCGGCACCACGACCCGGACGCCGACTGGCACCTGGTCATCGAGGACGACGCGCTGCCGTGCCGGGACCTGCTCGCCGGCGTAGCGCGCGGGCTCGCGCGCCTACCCGTGCAGTCCACGGCGTCGCTCTACATGGGGGAGAGTGGGCGCAGGTGGACCCGGCATGCCACCCGTGGGGCCGGTCGCCGCGGGCCCACGTGGGTGAAGGTCAGTCGGCTCATCTGGGGCGTGGCGATGCTCGCCCCGGTGTCGTCGATCGCGAACATGCTCGAGTGGTGCGAGGCCCATCCGGTGCCGACGTACGACCACCGCGTGTCCCGCTACTACTTCCACCGTCTCGCCTGGCCAACGTTCTACGCGTGGCCGTGCCTGGTGGAGCACCGGGACGTTGAGTCCCTGCGCGGCGGGCCCCGTGGCCGGCATGCGGCCCGATTCGTCGGCGAGGACTTCTCCGCACTGGACATCGACTGGACGGCCCGACCGGTCCCGATCTAGGAGCACACATGGCTGACATGCTCATCGCCAAGGCCAGCGCGGTGATCTTCCGTAACGGTCGCCGGACAGTGATCTCGAAGGACAAGACGATCCTGTCCGCGGACGACCCGCTCGTGCAGGGGCGGGAGCAGCTGTTCCGCCCCGTGAAGGTGACCCGCTCGACGGCGTCGGCGGTGGAGACGGCCACGGCGGCTCCCGGCGAGCGCCGTTCGACCAATCGCCCGCGGCCGGCGGCACCGAAGCCTGCCGAGCCGCCCGTCGAGCCCAAGGTGGTCGAGAAGCCGAAGGCCGCTGCCGACAAGAGCGGCGCGGAGTAGTCGGTGGCGACGCCGACCCCGGCGACCCTGGACGAGTTCCTGTCCTACCTCGGCAAGAGTTTCACCCCCACCGAGCAGGACGCCCTTGCCTCGTTCCTCGAGGGCGCCACGGAGGCTGCCGAGGGGTGGCGGAACGTCGGCCCGATCGTGGCTCGCGAGTTCACCGAGCGGGTCCGGGTCAGCAACGGCCGGCTGGTGCTGCTCAAGACGCCGGTGCAGTCGGTGACCTCGGCCACACGCATCTCCGACGATCTGCTCTACGAGCCGGCCGACCTGGACATCGACGGTGAGACGGGCGTGGTCACGGCGGTGTCCGGGACCATCTCGCCCGGCGAATACACCGTCGTCTATGACGCGGGACGCGATCCGGTGCCGGCGAAGATGAAGCAGGCGGTGCTGATCATTGCCGGGCACCACTGGGAGACCCAGCAGGGCCCGACGAGCGACCGGTTCGTCGGTGGCGAGGACAACCGGACACCGCGAGTGCACCGCGGATACCTGATCCCACGGCGGGCCGCTGAGCTGCTCGAGTCGGCCATGTCCGTCGTGGTGATGTAGTGACCGCCGTTCAGACGGTCGTCGCCGCACTCGTCGGCTTCGCCGAGGATGCGCTGCCGCAGACGCAGGTGCTCGACGGCTGGAACAACCACACCGACCTGGCCGCCAAGACGCTGCTGGTCGCGTTCAGCCCATCGCGCGGCTCCCCGGTAGTCACCTCGTCGGTGGACGTCGACGACGGCGGCCTTGACGCCACCGTGGAGACGCTGACCGTTGCGTGCACGGCTGCGGCGTGGAACGGCGACATGGAGTTCGTCCTCAAGCGCGGCGAGCTCGTGACCATGCTGTCGGCGCTGCGGGCGGCGCTCGCCGCGGACACCAGCCTCGGCGGGGTCGCCTTCGACGCCTGGCTGGCCCCGACGGCGCAGTGGTACGAGGAGATCCAGTCGCGCACCGACGACACCCCGGCGCGGGCGACGGTGCAGGTGGACTTCGCGATCACCGTGCAGGTGCACGCCGCGTGATCATCACGATCGACGGCTCCGAGATCCGCGCCTTCGCCGACCAGTTGCGCGACGCGCCGGGCGAACTGCGGCCGGCGCTGCGACGGGAGACCAGATCCGTCGCCAAGGACGTCGAGGGCGACATCAAGGCCAACGCCTCGTGGTCGTCGCGGATCCCCGGAGCGGTGCGGACGACGGTCGGGTTCGGGCCACGCTCGTCGGGCGTGATGATCCGCGTCGACGCTGGCAAGGCGCCGCACGCGCGTCCGCTGGAGTTCGGGAACAAGCCGGGGTTCAACCGGCACCCGGTGTTCACCTACGACGTCTGGGTGGACCAGCCGATCCGGCCGTTCTTCTTCCGCGCCGTCACCCCGGCCATGCCGAAGCTGGTCGCCGGCGTGCAGGGCGTCATCGACGACGTGTTCGCCCGCCTCTGACCCGGAGGGTCCGATGCCGAGCAAGCCCAAGTCCCTGTCCAAGCGCGTCCGGGTCCGGCACGTGTCCGGTGTCGAGAAGGACGTGCTGCGGTCCCAGCTGGACTCGCTGAGCCCGCGCTGGACCCGCGTCCCCGCCAAGCGCACCACCCGCAAGAAGGCGGCCGCCAAGCCGGCCACCCAACCATCCGCGTCCACCTCCACCGTTCCGGGCCAGCCGGACAGCGACAAGGAGTAACGCGATGCCGTACACACCGACCGCCCTCGGTGGTATCGACGCTGACCGGTTCGGCGTCAAGAAGAACACCGGGTGGCTCTGGATCCCCGACCCGCTCGTCGACACGACCCTGTTCGTCCCGACCGAGGTCGAGATCAACGGCGGCGAGGACCTTACCTGCGCCGTGCAGGGGTTCACCGGGTTCTCCGGCTCGCCGCGCTACGCCGAGTTGGCGGACCTGTGCGCCGACGTCGACGGCAAGGTGTCCGACGGGGTGTCGCTGGACGACTCGTCGCTGTCGTTCTACCTGGCGCGCGACTTCCAGGACGCGCTGGAGTTCTTCGACGAGGGCGACCTTGGCTACATCTACCACGCGCCCTACGGCCGCTTCGACGACGGCACCGCCGCGGAGACCCCGGCGTGGGCGTGGCGCGCCGAAGTGTCGTTCGTGACGCCGACCCCGGCGATGGCCGGCGGCGCGATGGGCGTCGTGTCCTACGGCATCCTCGCCCGCCGCAAGGTGACGCTGCCCGCCGAGACCACCTGATCGGCAACCTCTCACGCCCCTCCGGCCGGCTGCTATGCGGATGGTCGGCCGGCCGGAGGTCAACCGTCCGCATATCCGCGAGGAGAGTCATGCCCGAGCCCACCCATCGCCCCATTCGCGGCGCGACGCTGCTCGAAGCGCTCGCTGAGGCGGGCATCATCAGCACCAAGGACAAGATCCGGCGCGTCGTCATCGACGCTCACATGGACGACGCTGTCAAGCTCTACGTCGAGCGGTACGGCGACGAGCGGCTGCTGCGGGTGGCCCTGACGCTTGAAGGCGTCCAGATCAGCGGCGTCCCAGCCGACACAACGGTGCCGGCATGACCAGCCTCCGCGAGCAACTCGCCAAGAAGCGCGCTCACTCGACCTCCCTGACGTTCCCGCTGGGTGAGGCGGGTGAGCGCGCCAAAGCCGACTGTGACGCCGCCGAGCGGACCCTGCAGCTCGCGCAGGTGATGAACAACGCCGACGGCGAGAAGGCCGCCACACAGCGTCTGCGGAAGGCGCAGACGGCATACAAGAAGGTCTCGGTCACGATCTCGTTCCGCGGGCTCACCGAGGAGGAGCGGGACGCGCTGGTGTCCGCGCATCCAGCCACCGCCGAGCAGGAGGAGCGGCAGAAGGACCTGCCGGAGGAGCAGCGGTCGAACATCGACCGGGCCACGTTCCTGCCGGCCGCGCTTGCGATCGCCGCGCTCGACTCGGACATGACCGAGCAAGACTGGACCGCCGAGCTCGCCTCGGACCGGTGGACCGCCGGTGAGAAGGCGGCCCTGTTCACCGCCGTCGTGACGGCCACCAACGAGGAGCCGGCGCCCGGCCTCCCAAAAGGATCCGCCGCGATCCACTGACCCGCGCCCGCATGGCGTACTGCGGTCCCCGCGGCATCCCGCTGTCCCAGTTCCTCGCATGGCCCGTCGACGACCAGTACGCGGCGCTGGCGTGGATGGCCGAGGACCGGCTGCGCTGCTCGAACTGCGGCACCGCCGAGTGGGAGTGGGAGGAGAACCTCGACGCCTACGAGGCCGAGGCGCGGGTGTGCCCCGGCTGTCACCGCGTCGGGCTCGAACGCAAGGCGTGGGAGAAGTCCGCCGAGCACATGCCCGGCCTATACGTGCGGCTGATACCGACAGGAGGTCAGAGTGGGCAAAACTGACCTCAAAGTCACCATCGACGCCAACGCGGCGAAGCTCGAACGGGAGATCCAGCGGGCGTCGCGGTCGATGCTCCTGTTCGAGGGGTCGATCCGCCGCGCTGGCAGTTCGGCCGAGCAACTGGACCGGATGCTGGGGGCGCAGCGGGCTGCGGCGCTGAACACCCTGGGCAGGGGGATGCTCGCGTTCGGTGCGGCGACCCTGGTCGGGCTCGGTCTCGCGGTGAAGGCCGCGATCGACTGGGAGTCCGCCTGGGCGGGTGTGCTCAAGACCGTCGAGGGCACTCCAGAGCAGCTGGCCCGAGTCGAGACCGGCCTACGGGACTTGGCATCCGAACTACCAGCCAGCCACCGGGAGATCGCCGCCGTCGCCGAGGCCGCCGGTCAGCTCGGCGTCGCCACCGATGATGTGGTCGGCTTCACCCGCGTCATGATCGACCTGGGTGAGACGACGAACCTGACCGCCGACGAGGCCGCCACCTCGATCGCCCGGCTCATGAACGTCATGCAGACCGCCCCGGCCGACGTGGGTCGCCTGGGTGCGGCCCTGGTCGAGCTCGGCAACAACGGCGCCAGCACCGAGCGGGAAATCCTCGAGATGGCCCAGCGGATCTCCGGCGCCGGGCAGATCATCGGCCTGGCCGAGCATGAGGTGCTGGCGATCGCCAACGCGCTCTCCTCGGTGGGCATCGAGGCCGAGGCCGGCGGCACGGCCATCTCCACCGCCATGATCAAAATGGCGGATGCGGTCGCCACTGGCGGCGAGGCCGTGCAGGGCTTCGCCGAGGTCGCCGGCATGTCGTCGGACGCCTTCGTCACAGCGTTCGAGACGAACCCGGCGCAGGCCATCCAGGCGTTTGTGTCCGGGCTGGACCGGATCGACGCGGCCGGCGGCAATGTGTTCGCCGTCCTCGACAGCCTCGGCCTGGGCACCATCCGCACCCGTGACGCCCTGCTGCGACTGGCCGGGGCCGGGGACCTGCTGTCGCAGTCGCTGGATGACGGGGCGCGGTCGTGGGAGGAGAACACGGCCCTGATCGAGGAGGCCGCCAAGCGGTACGACACCACCGAGGCGAAGATCCAGATCGCGAAGAACGCGCTCGTCGAACTCGCGATCGACGTCGGCTCCGTAGTGCTCCCAGCGATCGCCATGCTGGCCGAGGGCGCAGCGGACATCGCGAAGTTCTTCTCCGACCTGCCGGGCCCAGTGAAGGCCGCGGTGACCGTGCTGGGGCTGCTCGCAGGGGTCACTGCAGCCGCAGGCGGCGGGTTCCTGCTACTGGCCCCCCGGATCGCCGCTGTGCGCGCCCAGATGCTCATTCTGGCCCGCACAGCACCCGTCCTGTACG